ACATCGAGCGCATCCCATTTCAGGAAGCGACCAACATGGAAAGGGAACGAATCAAAGCCGCTTTCCTGAACGATCTTTTGGCTTTGTTTTTCGACGTATGCAGAAACAAAAGCCTTCTTCTTTCCTGCTGCCATGCCCATGTCGTTGCCGCGCTCTTTTACAGGTCGAGGCTCGACAATGTGAATGAAGGTGAACTTCTTTTCTGAGCCGTTGTCGAATGCTTCTCTGACTGCAATGGGCAATTCATCACGGCCAAACTTCCCTTCAGCCTGTCGCGCAGTCATCTCAAATTCGCGCATGACGCAGTTCGCTGCGCCGTTGTGGTCGGTGTCGAAGACGTAGCTGCCGATCTTGATCTTTTCAAAGCGCGTCTGGTTGTCTGGCGTTACCTGCGAAAACAAGCATGACGTGCCGAAGCCCCAAAGATCAAAGAGCGACTCATGCCGCTCTGCGTAAAAGTTACTGTTGGCGATGTATTCACTGGCAAGCATCGAGCACTCACGCAGCCAGTTCTTGACGGCATCGTTATTGCGAAACGCGAGGATCGGCGTGAACTCCATCCAAGGCTGCGTCTTGTCGGTCGTCCATGACATGTAACCGGCCACCGCACGCTCGATGGCGTCCATGCCTGTGATGTCGTAGAGTCGCGCATCACGTTGATTCGCAGGCGTGTAGTCCTTTTGAGTAATTCCAGCTTTGCGGGTGAAAATGTGCTCTGCGATCTCCTGCCATGCGGTGTCCCAAATTGCACGCGAGTCTCTCAGCGAATTGTAACGCTTGAGCCATCCTGCCGTGCGGTCGTTGCCCTCAATGTGTTCGCTCATAGGTTACATTCAATGCTGCACCGCCTAAAATTTATTTCCCAAAAATTGCGCGAGCAAGTATTTCGTTACCATTAAGACGCTTCGGTTTGCTCGTATTAACCATCACGCCGCTTTGCACGTCGCCAGAACCGAGAGCACCGGCTGCGCCTAGTGCAGTCTTCGGTGCGAGCGGATTGACTGGATCGATGGTCTTACGCAAGCCCATGCGGTTGCTGGCAGCAGAATACGCCTGCTCGCCTTGAGCAGAGTCAGCACGCACAGGAGCCGCCATTGGTGGTGGTGGTGGTGGAGCTTTAGCCTTGCCGCCCATGAATGCCTCCTTTGTGGTTTCTCATAATTGATAATCATATCAAAAATGAGAAAGCGCAAGGCAAAATTACAAGCCCGCCCTAATTCTGAGCCGTTGATAGTCGAGCCAATGGATGCGGCCTTCGTTTTCTCGGCAGAAACCTAGCCACTTGCGATCAGTCGGATTCGGATCCAGCCTCAGTAGCTCGGTCAGATTACCCACTGCTAGCGTTACAAAGTAAGCTCGCTCGTATCTGGAATCACCAAACTCTCGGCAGGCTTCGTGGGCGATGATGAACGACTCGCTGTTGCTGTAGATGTAGCCAGAATGTAACGCTTCAGTGATGAGTTCCTCAAAGCACATGCCCAAGTCAGCGGCAATATCTCGTGCGTAATCCGCAGGTGATTCTTTAGTTAGTGTCTTGAACATCGCTGCGTCTGCGTGTTGAGGTTGCCTGCCCTGATCCTGAGTGAATCAATCCAAGCCGGTCAGCTTCCGCCATCGTTCTGATGCCATCAGCAACGTGCGAGGCCCAAGTGTGCAGCGGCACATTGCGAACTATGCCAGACGATGAATCTGATGCCATCTCGTAAGCCTTGATGCCCTTAACTCCAGTCTCACACGCCGGCAGCCTCCATTCAAAGCTCGGCATCAGCTCGCGGACGTAGCCAATGCCCTGCCAGTAGTCGGGAATCACCGGCACGACAACCATCGACCGAAAGCCAGCAGCAGCGGCATCAGCCTCAAATGTAACGCCATTGCGCTGCGTTTGCCTTGCATCGTGCGGCAGGTAGTGTCGGCCGTAACTGTAGCCTTTGGCGCTCATGTGGGCGAATCGCTCGACGATAGTAAGGTCGAGTCCAATATCGCAGTCAATCCAGCGCCACCGGCCAAATGCTAGTCGTTGACCATACCACACGACCGTGTTGCGCGGCCCGCCGAGATCCCAAAATGTATGCACCGGCGAGCGACCATCGACAGGAAACTCACCAATGCGATCCTCTGCCAGCGCTTTGCTCATCTCTCGACCATAGATTGCATTTTCGTTACTCACCGAGAAGTCACAGTAGAACTCCTGGCGAATCAATGCCTCGCTCATGCCTGACTTTCGCTCCTCGTCGATCTGTTCGGCTGTAATAGCCTGCGTGTCGTCGCACGTTAGCACTTGGGCGAACCATGCGTCGTTGGTCTTTGCCATCTTGAGCATGTCATGAAAATGATTCTCGCCCCTCGGAGTGCCGTTGAACCATGCGAAACCACCGTTTTCCGCCAAGATTGGCCGAGTGTAGTCCCACGCCAAAGGATTCTGATTTTGATACTCGGAGAACACGACGCCGTAGTAGTTGCCGCCCACAACGTCGAGATTATCGGTGCCGAGAATCTGGATCGTTGAGCCGTTGATAAGCTCGATTCGCATGTCAGTCTGGTTTGGAGGCTTTGCGAGCAGCGCCTTTGGAATGTGGTCGATGACGCGCATTCCGTTGGTCACGTCTACATTCATCCACAGCGCTTTCTTGCCCAGTGATGCAGTCGGAAAATAGTAGGCGTAGTTGGCGCTCTTCTCAGCCGCCTTACAGATGAGCTTGTTAAAGCACAATTTGTCCTTTCCTGCACGCCGGTGCAGCACCATCATTACGCGACTTTTTTCATCCATTTCACGCCAGAGCGAGAGTTGGTAATCACGAGGTGTAAAACGATGCGGAAGCTCAATGGTCATAGCTTGCGAATCACAATCTCAGTCACGCCGCTATGCTCGACCTTCTCAGGCGCGTAATGTCCAGCGCCTTTACCAATCTCGCGCAGTGCTCCAGTGGCAGCGCTGAAGTCCTCAGATTCCTCTGCACTCGCGGCAATTCTGGCTAATCGTTCTAGCCATTTGTCCTTGGACATATCAAACTTTCGATCAGCCTTTTCAGCTACTTTTTCGCGGAGTTCTTCAATCCTGAGCTTTACCTGAGCATCTCTTGCAAGTCTTGGGCCGTTCGTTTCAGCAGTCGCATCTGAACAATCCCAGCCATCACGATAAGCCTGAGCAGCAGGCATGTTCAAAGCCACCGCCTGGGCGAATGCTTCGTGTTTTGTGTTCTTCAGTGCTGGCATGGTAATAGTTACTCCTTCAAGGCTATGTCAGCAACCGGCAACGTGTCGTAGTGCCATGCGCTTGAGTCCTCGGTAGTCCACTTGGCGTGCGCTTCGCAGTTCCATTCGTCCACGTTGACCTTGTAGTCTGGGCGCTCTGGAAACGGCTTTGTGACGTGACTAGGCTCATGCCAGCGCAGTCGGTTATTCGGCTGGATCGCAAATTCACCATTGTCGAGGCAAATGAAATGCCCGCTCTTGTGCTCTTCGGGATGGATTGCCAGCGTAATGTCAGCGCCATGAGTGTAGTCTGGCCCCCATTGCATGGTCCAAAGGTAGATTCCTTCCGCCCACTTACCGTCCTTCATTCGCACAGATACGCGAAGACCAGAAAGAAAGTTGATCTCTACGATAGAGAAATTTGCAGAGAACGAGTTCCAAAGTTGCAAATGATGAAACGGGTGGACGTGATCATGCTCGTAGTCGTGCAACGCATGAATCGGAAGTTTGTCCCGCAGCGCACCGTTCTCAAGCAGCACTTGGAACAAAGCACAAGACCCTGGGATAGACCGCACAGACACGGCTACACCTTTCTCGTATTGCCCTGCGTGTTTTAAATTATTTGTTAGGAACTCGCGGCGGACGAGGCACTTGAGCGGTGGGATAGATGATTCGTGAAGAGGCATTTTTGTTAGTTAGATGGTGGTCTCATGGCAGTGTATCAAAGACGAAGTTCTCGGTTATCTGCTCCATGATGGCAGCAATGATTTTATCTTCGAGCACTACACGCTCGGGAGCGTCGTCATGTTTATGCGCCCGTGCGTATCCTATCGACGTGCCCGTAGCGATGCAGTCTTCGATGATTTTGTAGTAGTTGGGTTTCATGGTTGCGTGTGTAGAAAGTTTTGAATGTCCTCATATAGTCCAAGCTCCACTCGGCCTGCTGAATCGCGGCAACGGGTGAGGATTCTGGTCGCTGTTCTAAGGTCAACGAGTGCCGCCATCAAGGTTTTCTGTCGGTCGATTAGCCGTTCATTGAGTTCGGTGATTTCGAGTTCGAGTTGTCGGGCAAAGTCTGCGGAGACATACTGTGTTCCATTTCCTGTGTTGGCGCGGATGTGTGCGTCTGTTCGTGGTGTTGGTGTCATAGTGCTGTAAGTTTGTTAAGCTTTTCGTGAATTTCATCGTAATCTTCGAGACGCTGGCGGGATGGACTGCCAGTTTCTCCTTGGTTTTCTGGGGCCTCATAACAAAGCCAAAAGTATTCGGTATCGGTGATGAGGCTGGCCTCATGGAGTTCCGCACGCATGTAGCGAACGAGGTCGAAGAGACGGGTGTTTGTCTTGATACTTGGAGGTGCATCTAGGCGGAGTGCTTTCAGCCGCTTGTCGTGTTTGAAAACGGCTAGCTCAAGCGCGGAACGGGAGTGAGCCATACCTTTCTTGAGTGCGGCTTGGACATCGTAAAGGAGGTCATTAGCGACGTAATAAGCCTCCATGTAAGCATAGACGGCTTGGAGTATTTTAGGGTCGAGCGGTTGGTGTTCTGGTGTTGGTGTCATAGTTGCTCCTTTCCGCCCTCCTCATGGGAGAGCTTTGCGTTCGCATCAGGTATCAGCCCGTGTTTGCGAAACGTCTCGATGTCTTCAGGGT